AAACATGCTGCTGCTGTGAGTAAGCATGGGATCATGAGTACACCGAACCAACCAACATAGATTCTGTTGTCAGTTGATGTTACCCACTCGCAGAACTCAGGCCATCCCTTTAGGATACCACCTTGTCTACGGGTTATATTTGAGGTTGTCATTAGTAAGACGATTGTAAGTAGGGTGCCAAGGGTAGACACGAAACTTATTTCCAGCAACCCCTCGCTACTGGATATTAGAGACGATGTATTAGACTGACTATAGGTCTCGGTTTGCGATCAGTTGTATTATTTATCTTAGCATATCGTAACATTTCATGTCAACACATGAGTATATTTACTTATAACCCTATGAGTATAAGTAATCACAATTATTAGATTTGCTTATGTTTTAGGTAGATTTGGGTTCAATACATTCTTAGTAACATAATCTTTGAATGACCATCCCCAATCCCATACGTGCATGTCATGAAGTTCTGGTGGTAAGTCAACAAGTCCGAGTGATCTTTTCAATCTTCTCACCCAGAAAGAATTGTTTTTATTTGAACTTCTATTTCCTATTTGAAATCCTTTATCATAAATCAAATTTATCTTTGTTTGTATAGAATACTTTCCATTGGTTGTCTTGATGGTTGTGGGATCATACCACCATGAACCCTCTGGAACCCATGCAGGTGCTTGTAATCTCCTGTCCCATTTAGAAGGATCTTTGACCTCTTGCCAATCAACTTGCCATATTTGATGCTCATCTTGTATACCAGTAATAGGTCTTATCTCTTTCAATAA